AGATAGACGGGTTCTTTCGTTTTGATTATCATTATTCAATTTCTATCGAATAATTGATTATCGTGGACGAATTAACCTGAAGACTATCACTCGGCCTGGGCCAGATTTCGATCTTATACCTTACGTCTCATTCACAACTCCCTTCTTTTCCCTTTTAACATCTCCTATAAATCGAGATGATATAGAGATGGAAAAGAATTGAGAATGAGAACCTAAGTTAATATTTAAATCAGGACCTGGGACAAGCCATGAGAAAGGCAGTTGTATACCATCTTCTTCTTCATTATTTGTCTGATACTGCGTAACGATACTCTCAAGTGGAGAGATCACAGCAGTATTTAAAAAGTTTGCGGGTATTTGATACCCTCGACTTTTAGGACGTATGAATGGGATTATGATATATCCTCCAACGGTGAACTTACCTAAAAGCTCTAAGTCTCGTTTAACTGAGTTTCCTCTTGGGAAACTTGGTTTGAAACAAGAGCCAGGTAAGGTACGTGTGTTTGCTATGGTTGACTGATGGACTCAGATGTTGATGTATCCTTTACATCGGTTTATCCAAGATATTTTACGGAAAATACCTCAGGATGCAACCTTTGATCAGGATGCAGGAGTTCAGTATGCTATTAAGAAATCAAAAGGAGGCTTTGTCGCCTCTTATGATCTCTCAGCAGCTACTGATCGTCTCCCGATTGTTTTACAATCGTTAATCATCAACCTCATAATACCAGGGGCGGGTCAACTCTGAGCAGAGTTGCTCGTCTCGCGTAAGTATTGACTACCAGGTTACCGTAAGTCTGTCCAATATGGGGTCGGACAGCCTATGGGGGCCTTGAGTAGTTGAGTCATGCTCGCTTTAACACACCATTTTGTAGTACAACTTGCTGCAAGTCGTACAGGATATACGAGATGATTCCCCGATTACGTTGTTCTTGGTGACGATATCGTTATATTTAATAAAGATGTCGCTTATCAATACTGCGTAATTATGGAGGACTTAGGACTTTGAATAAATCCTTTGAAAACTCTTATTTCCGAAAACGGAAGTTTTGAGTTTGCCAAAAGATTTGTTTGAAAATCCGAAATCGTTAAAATTTTGGCTTTTCCAGAGTTAGATTCATCTATGCTATCTTTAGATGCTCTATTATCTATGTTAAATAGATTCTCTGGTCCAAAAGGTTATCGATTATCTCGCATATTCCGGATTCTCGGATTTGGTTATAAATCCTTGGCTAGTTTGAGTGGAAAGATCACCAAAATGTCTCTCCGTCTTAAGCTAGCTTTAGTTTGGATAACCAAACCTGAGAACTCGGTTTGATCCTTTTCCACATTTGAGTCTTGACTATCAATGAGAACCATTAATGGTTCTTATAAAAGAGGATTTTTAAAATATCAATCCATCTGAGATAGTTTAGCTCATCGTCTGGAGGCTGTACAGCCCAGTAGCCTTGATGATAGTTGAGCACCTACATCAGGTTACGCAGACGGTAAGGGTATTTCTGACTTCGGTAGTCATACTCGTACATATGGAGAAGGGTGGAAGGCTCAAGAAGTAGGAATGATGGCTAATGCTTGTTTGGCTAAGATTTCATTTGATCATCAGATTGCTCTAAGAGAGAGCAGTCGATGGTATTTTGATAATCATCCAAGTAAGTTAGGTCCAATTCCTCCTATTGAATCTTCTATACATTTCTACGAAGAATGGATGAGATTGCGATCAGCGATTCCTAATGCCGAGGCAGATCTCGCGATTCGTAAAGAATCACGAGGCTTATCTCTGCAAGCAGGTCGTTGATTAAAGATCTGGACCACTCTTCGTCGAAGTGATTAAGCTGTACTCTGAATCGAAATTCAAAGCATATAACTAAATGCACCCTGAGGCATTGAAGATTTATTGTTAGACCAACAGGTCTATATCTTCTAATAAATCATTATAGTGTTGATCACAAAGGACCGATAACAGCTATACTGATTTAATTTCTGAAGAGAAATAACCTCAATTATTTATTTTGTGCAGTTTAGTGTTGAGAGGGGGCAAAGGTAGATTTATTGAATATCCGCTTAAGATATTATCTATCAAGGTTCTTATGGAACCTCCTTCCTGAAGAGGAAGTACCACTCTCATAAAGTTTCGTATGTAATGAATTAAATCCTAAAGATCTAAGCATTTATTGACTTGCAATCAATAGATGCAGATCATTACCACCTATTTGACACGATGAATATAATAAATTATATTTCTTATTGTGTCAAACAAAACTTTAGACGCCTTCTAAG